TTTGTCGATTTACGCCACAGTATTTTCAAAAAGTCGGAAGTGCAAAATTTGTCGATTTACGCCACAGTATTTTCAAAAAGTCGGAAGTGCAAAATTTGTCGAAATAGATAGTGTATAGGCGCGATTTTTTCAGTATCAGAATGGTTAAAATATCTAATATTAGCTTTCAAACTTTGTATATTTTTACAGGCAAAAATTTTGATTTTACTATTGCAATTTTAATAACATTATGATATAATAATTACAGAAAGAGGGGATAACCTCTAATAAGCTGTGCTAACGGTTAAACGGGCAGAAAGGGTGCCAGCATGAAATTTACTATTACAGAATGGTTACTTATTCAGAAAGGACTTGTGGACATGTTAGACAGTGACGAGCTAACCAACGAGCAACGCGAACTTGTGCGCGACATTTTTGTCCGGATACAGTCGTCGGAATTGGGCTAATATTATCACGGTTGAGCTATCAGACCGTAAAGCGGGCAGAAATTGAGGGGTAATATGTCAGTTTATAAGGTTATCGTTGGCTTAGGGAAATTTGAATATGTCTGCCATAACAACATTTTTGCGAAGAACAGTATAGAGGCTATTGAAAAAGTGCTAAGCATACACGAACACAACTGCCCCATAATACGAGTGATTAAATTGGATGGTTTTGGAAATGAAAGGAGCGACACTAAATGAACGATTTTGTATTAGTTGAAATTTTATCGGCATTGAAAGACATAGCTAAAAGCTTACGGAAAATTGCTGGCGAAAGCGAGGAAAATAGTAATGACTGGTATTAAACTACGAGACATACACGGTGTTATGGCTTACGATAAGTTAATTTTGGAATACAAAAACGCCATTTACGAATTTGGCATAGCGTCAAAACAACGCCACTTAGCCTATATAACTGATTTTACCGATAGAATAGTTAAACGAGTGGCGAGCGTAGATACCGGCGTGTTATATGTGGAGGTAATGTAAATGGAAGATTGGCAAATAAACGCAATTGTACTAATAGTGAGCCTTATATTAGTTTGGCTATATTTTTATAATAAATTAAAAAACTGACAAGATTGTTAAATTTTTAACATTATGCAAATTGCACAATAAACGAGAATTTTTTTCTAAAAACGATTTTTTGAAAAAATATTGCTTTTGGTCAATTTGTATGATATAATAATTATACCAGCTGGAAAATAATTAAAAATAATTCGGAGGAATAAATTTAAAATGGATAAGATTACTCGTACAATTGAAGCAACTATTATTAATAGTGCCGAGATTATCACCGTTGATAATTCTGTTAAACAAAAAGAATTGCCAGATTTAATTGTGTCAGGCAAAATTGACGAAAAAGACGCAATTAAATTGTTGCGTAAAACTTACGGCAAGTTGAAAAATTTTGCTGTCATTGGTTTAACATATCAGGCGAAAAAATATGAAATGCCTTTGAATTTGTTTATTGAAAACGCTACGGAAGTAAAGGAGTAATATCATGGCTGAAAATATGGAATTGGTTAATATTACCACAGATGATGGTGAGCATCTTATAGCAAATTTGACCTCTAAAACTGCGGCATTTTGCAGTTTTAAGGCAAATACCACCGAAGAAAAGGCAAAGCTTTTCGAGATTATGAACAATCCCGAAAAACGTCTTGCAGATTGCATTAATATGACGATTTACGTTAAAGACCTGTATTGTGAAGTTGTCAATTGCACCAATACCGAAAGTGGCGAAGTAACACAGCAACCGCGCATAGTTGTAATTGATAAAGACAATATCGGCTATCAGTGCGTATCTATCGGAATATTCAGTGCGTTTAAAAAGTTAATTTCAATTTTTGGAGAACCCACGTGGAACGAGCCAATCCCACTTAAGGTAAAGCAAATGACAAAAAACACCCGCAAAATGCTCACATTGGACTACGATTTTAAAGCAGGTAAATAATTATGCGAGGTATAGGGGGGCGGAGCAATCCGCCCCACTTATTTTAATATGGAGAATAACAAGCAAATGATTAAAGTGGTAAACGACTGTGGGATTTTTTATTTTAGTCGCCCATATCGCGCTGAAAAGTTTAAGTCTGAATATTTAGTACATCGCGCGCAGATAGCAGTTGCATTTAAACAACGATATAAAGTGCAGTTGGTGGCATATTTGTTGGCAGATTTGTGCCTATATAAAAAAATTGAAAAAAATATTTTTAAAGTGGTGATAAATGGCGAAGAATATAACGATATATCTAATATCACACTAAAGGTGGTAAAATCATTATGAAGTTTTCAAAAAAAGACGAGGATGAGCTTTCCAAATTAGTTAAAAATTTCAATGCTAAAATTCGCAGAGTCAAGAAAAAGCACCCGGAACTTGCGTTTATTCAACCAGCCAAATTGAGCAAATCAGAAATAAAAACAAGTTATGAATCTGTTCCCAAAGCTACCTATCGTAAAGCAATTGCCGGTTATAAAAAATATTTGGAGCGTGGTGCTGAAATGCCATACACAACAAAGCGCGGTGTAAACATAACTTTATGGCAAAAACGAGAAATAGACAGGCAGTTTAGAACAATTAACGCACAAAGAAAAAAGGAAATAGTTAAGTATCAGCCCTCTGTATTCAAGGGGACAAGTAACGCCATTAAAAATATGAATCTTAAACCGCGAAAAAACACAATCGAGGAAATAAGCCCAAAATCATGGGGTAGATTTGTGGAAAATTTAGAGAAACAAGCATATCATAATACCTCAAAAAGGCATTACAAAGAAAATTATTTAAAAGCTATACTTAACGAGTTTGGCGAGGGCGAACTCTATGAAAAGTTTAAAAATGTTCCCGAAGATACACTATACCAAATGTATTTTGATTCACCCTATTTACAAATTGACTTTATTTATGACCCTCACGAAAAGGATATTGTGTCAAAGTACATGATTGAAGAATTAGACAAATATATGAAACGAGAATAGCTATGATATTTTCTGCCGATTTTGAAACGACTACGCAACCAGATGATTGCCGTGTATGGGCATGGGCACTGTGCGAGGTTGGTAATTGCAATAACATAAAAATCGGTACAGATATTAGCAGTATGTTTAGTTGTATCACAGAATTGAAACAGAATGTAGTGTTGTATTTTCATAATTTAAAATTCGATGGAGAATTTATATTAAATTGGTTATTTAAAAATGATTTTGTGCATGTTTTAGACAGAAAAAAATTAAGTGAAAAAACATTTTGCACGTTAATAAGCGATAAGGGCGTTTTTTACAGTATAGAAATTTTAGTTGAAAATATCCGAATAAAAATTTACGATTCGTTAAAATTATTTCCATTTTCTGTTGAGAAAATTGTAAAAGCGTTTAATTTAGACACGCAAAAATTATCAATTGATTATACCGCCATCAGGCCTGTGGGATGGAATTTAACAGATGAAGAAATTGAATATATTAAGCATGACGTTGTAATTGTTGCTAATGCGTTGGAAATATTATTTGCACAAAATCTTAAAAAAATGACTATAGGCGGAAATGCGCTTGAAGATTATAAACAAATTATTCAAAAAAATCGTTTTAAGAAAATGTTTCCGCCACCAAATTATGATAGTGATATACGTAAAGCATATAGAGGCGGATTTACTTATTTAAATCCAAAATTTAAAGAAATTGACATCGGAGTTGGCATTGTTTTAGATGTAAATAGTTTATATCCCTCTGTTATGTATTATAATGATATGCCATATGGCGATGGTATAGCATATGAGGGCGCATATATTCCCGACGAAATGTATCCTTTGTATGTGCAATATATTTCATGCCAATTTGAAATTAAAAAAGATAAAATACCAACCATCCAATTAAAAAACAATTTGGCGTTTGTCCCAAATGAGTATATAACATCGTCAAACGGGGAATATGTTACAATGGCTTTAACCAGTGTCGATTTAGAATTGTTTTTGAAGCATTATGACGTATACGATTTAGATTATTTATTTGGTTACAAATTTAAAGCAAGCAATACACTGTTTAGAGATTATATTGACAAATGGAATAAAATTAAAGTGGAATCTACTATAAATGGTAACGCTCCTATGCGCCAAATTGCAAAACTTATGCTAAATAATTTATATGGCAAATTTGCATTAAACCCGAATGTTAGAAGTAAAATCCCGTATCTTGGTGATGATGGGATTATACATTATAAATTAGGTGAAGAAGAAAAAAGAGAACCTATATACATACCGGTTGGCGTTTTTATAACCGCATGGGCGAGATATAAAACAATTACAAGCGCGCAAAGTGTGTACGATAGATTTGTGTATGCTGACACCGACAGTTTACATTTAATTGGTTACGAAATACCAAAAGAACTTGAAGTATCTGACACGGAACTTGGCAAATGGAAAGTGGAAAGTAGATTTACACGTGCCAGATTTTTGAGACAAAAAACGTATATAGAAGAAATTGACGATACGTTAAAAATAACGTGTGCGGGAATGCCAGAATCTTGTTATCAATACGTAAATTGGGACAATTTTAGAACGGGCGCGGAATATCCCGGTAAACTTAAAATTAGTCACGTTGCTGGAGGAATCGTATTGGCAGATTCTCCGCACACTTTACGGTAAATGTAAACTTTTTGTGAATTTTTTGAAAAAAAGTATTGACAAAATATTAATAAAGGAGTATAGTATAAGTGGGTGTAGAAGATTTAAACGATAAATCCTAAAACGGGGTCGACGCTTGGAAAATAGTGCCGTTTTGGTTAAGGGCTGACACCTATTTGTCGAATCTTTTATCATCCACATTATTCAAAGGCGGGAGTAAATTTACATAATTTAATCTTGTATTTTGAAACCGCCTTTTATTAAAATATGTATTGGGATATTAATAGAGCGTTAAGTTACAATTGCTTATTTAATTTTATTGTCGGTGCTCGTGGTGTTGGTAAAACATATGGCTGTAAAAATTGGGCTATAAAAGATTTTTTGAAAACCGGCGGTCAGTTTGTGTATGTACGCAGATTTAAAACGGAACTTAAGAAAACCGACAAATTTTTTGACGACATTATAGACAGCTATCCAAAAGTTGACTTTTACGCAAAGAATAACCGTTTCCGTATCAACGGCGAAGATTGCGGCGTAGCAGTACCGTTATCTACCGGAAAAGTTGAAAAATCCGTTCCGTTTCCACACGTAAATAAAATAATATTTGACGAATTTATATTGGATAAAGGCTATCACCACTATTTACCCGATGAAGTTACTAACTTTTTAGAACTGTACAGCACAATAGCCAGAATGCGTGATGTTAAAGTATTTTTCCTTTCAAACGCTTTAACAATCACAAATCCATATTTTATTTATTTCGATTTACGCTTGCCTTATGGTAAAAATGATATAATCGCTAAAAATGATATTTTGTTGCAAAATATAAAAGCGTCTGAATTTGAAAACAGAATGCAGGAAACACGTTTTGCTAAAATTATTTCTGGCACCCCATATGCCGATTATGCAATACATAATGATTTTTTGCGAGACGATTCGACATTTATTCAAAAGAAAACACCAAATTCCACATATTTGTTTACCATGGTTTACAAGGGAGAAAAATATGGCGTATGGATTGATTATAAAGAAGGACTTGAATTTGTTTCACACGACATAGACCCATCGTGTTTGCTTGTGTACAGTTTGACAATGGCTGACCATTCGCCAAACACTTTATTACTGAAAGGGCAAAAATCATCATTGATTGAGTCCTTTATAAAAAATTATAAATTGGGGGTAGTGCGTTTTGAGAGTGTCAATGTGAAAAATATTTGCAATGATATAATCAAAATGACGTTGTAATTATGGATGTAGGAACTGTTACGCAATTAATTAGTGGATTAGGTTTTCCGATTGCCTGCGTTATTGGGCTTTGTGCATATATCGTGTGGGAACGAAAAAACAGAATTGCTGAAAACGAACGGCGCGATTCTGTTCTAAAGGAATTAACAACCACGGTTAATAATAATACTTTGGCTATTGAGAAGTTGCTGGAAAAGCTGAAATGAAAATACCATTTGCTTGTAGCGCCGTAAAATTAACATCACCTTATGGCGAACGCGTTTTAAATGGAATTAAAGAATTCCATCACGGCTATGATTTAGTCGGAATCGGAAGTGGTGTCGTTGTGTCTATCACATATGGTGTGTGCGTTGAAAGTCGAATTGTCACGGATAAAAATAATTTAACATGGCAATGGGGCAATTATGTTTGCATTCGTGATTATTTTGGAAATTTACATTATTATTGCCATTTGAAAGAGCGGCTTATACAAAAGGGCGACGCTGTTTCGGCAAACGACAAAATAGGTATAATGGGAAATACCGGATACACTTTTGGCGCACATTTGCATTATGAATGCCGAAAGGGGAATATTTCATATTCTCCGGAAGTCGAAACAAGAATACCAAATGCGACAGGCGAATATTATAATACAATTGCTGACGATTTAGCTGTGTTAAAATCAGTCGGAATTATAAATACAATGGAATATTGGGTTAATCACTATAACGATTTGTTGTATTTGCCGGATTTAATTCACAGCATGGCTAACTATTTAAGAGGTAATAAATGAAAATACCTGCATTAGATTTTGCTTTAGACCAAGGCCACAGTAAAGCATGTTCAGCATTTGCTGTTACAATGGCAAGAATGCTAAATATTTATCAATTGACAAATAAGTGGATACCATTAGACCCTTATAGCATTTATAATAATGTGTCAAATGGTTCTGATGGTATCGGAATTAGATATGCTATTAAGTACGCTTGTGATTATGGTATAGCACCTTTAAATTCATTCACTACAGATTCAGCACATTATCGAATCACGAACGCTATTTGTATAAATTCTATTGAAGAAATAGAAGACCATTTATTATTGAATCATCCTGTTGTTACAGGTATTATAATTGATAGGCTTTTCGGTAGACGTGAAAACGGCATCGAACCAAATTACCCTAATAAAAAACACGCCGATCACGCAATTTGCATTATTGATGTAACAGTGATAAATGACAAAAAATATTTTGTTTGCGTTAATTCATACGGCTCTAAAGTAAATGGCGGTATTATTTATTTACCATACACCAGAATTCTTAGAATCGGCGGCGAAACTTTTGCAATATGTGACGAATTTACCGAAGTACTCCCGGCATATAACTCCATTAAATTTAAAATTAAAGATAGATTCGCGGAATGTGATGGTGAATTGTTGGAACTCGAACACGCGCCGTACATAAAGAATGACCGTACTTTTTTCCCCGTTAGAAAGTGTGCGGAAATGTTTGGCATGCGAGTTTATTGGGATGGAAAAAATGACCTAGCCACTTTGATAGATGAAATGCGGACAATATCTATATCACCGCATAATTGCGTTTTGGGCAGTAACGATTGTTTTATCGAAATAGACACCCCGCCAGAGATTAAAGGCGGCAGAATGATGGCACCCATAAGACCAATTGCCGAATTAGTCGGATATAATGTTGATTTTATTGATGATACTGTTATTATGGAGAGAATAATATGACACCCGAAGAATTTAAAAATAAAATAAGCGAAATATCGCAAGCAACCAACGATAATGAATATGTGATGAATGCGCTCAAAGAATTAAATCAAGCATTTATTGATGTATCTGGCGCGCCGTCATATGCAAAAACAGATGTTTATGACGATGACGAAATCACATGGAAAGAAAAATATATAAATATGAAAGAAAAATACCGCGAAGCGTTTTTCAACGGCGCTCCGGTCAAAAACGATAGTAATAGTCAGACGCTTGAATCCGACATGCAAGCTACGACGATTACAATAAATGATTTATTTAGATAAGGAGATTATACTATGCCTACTATGCCGAGAACAGTAGACCTTGTGCCGGATGGCATTAATATTTTAAATGCCATTCGCAATGCCGCAAGTGCCGATTATCAAAGCCGTGTGCCTATTGCTACGCAGGACAATATATTTGACGTTGGCGTATCAATTAACGAATATCATTCAACCCAGAATGAATTTTTGAATGCTCTTGTTAATCGCATTGCCCGTGTTATTATTGTTTCAAAACTGTATTCCAATCCCTTGAAACGTTTTAAAAAAGGAATGCTCGAATATGGCGAAACAATTGAAGAAATTTTTGTAAATATTGCGCGCGCTCACGAATTTAATCCGGATACTGCCGAAAATCAGGTATTTAAACGCGAAATTCCCGACGTTGCTACGGCTTTCCACAAGCTCAATTATAAAAACTTTTACAAAGCCACTATTTCGGATGAAATGCTTAGACAGGCATTTGTATCCGCGCAAGGCGTAACTGATTTGATTGCGCGCATTGTTGATAGCATGTACAGCGGGGCAGAATTTGATGAATATCTGGTTATGAAGCAGCTTATTGTTGAAGCCGCAGAAGCCGGAAACATGTGGCCGGTTACAATTCCTGCTGTTAGTGCGGAAAATGCAAAGAGCATTGTAACTATCATCAAGGGTATTTCTAACAAGCTTGAGTTTATGAGTTCGCAATATAACGCGCAGGGTGTTGTGACATTTACCAAAAAGCCCAATCAGATTATTTTGATGGATGCGGCATTTGACGCGACAATTGACGTAAACGTTCTTGCGTCTGCGTTTAATATGGAAAAGGCGGAGTTCATGGGGCAACGTGTGCTTGTGGACGATTTTGGGACGCTGACCGGCGCGGTTGCCGCGTTGGTTGACGCTGACTTTTTCATGGTGTTTGACACGCTCGCAAAGTTTACGGAGATTTATAACAGCGAGGGGTTGTATTGGAATTACTTCTATCATGTGTGGAAAGTGTTCTCCACGTCGCCTTTCGCAAACGCTATTTTGTTTACGACCGATACAATTGCCGCTACTGGTGTCACGGTTACGCCTGCAACCGCCACGGTTAAAAAGGGCGCGACTGCACAGTTTAGTGCAAAGGTAGCTGGCAACCTTGTACCCCAGCGTGTAGTATGGACTACCAACAGCACAGTCAGCTTGATTGACCATGATGGCACGTTGCAGGTTAGCCCGGACGAAACCACCACAACTATTACGGTGACTGCCACTTCCGTATATGACGGAACCAAAAAAGGCACTGCGACTGTAACTGTATCTGGACAATAAGAGAGGGATTTTTTCCCTCTCTTTAATCAAAAGGAGTTTACGACATGGCCATGACAGTAACCGGAATATCTATCACCCCCGCAAGTGTTAAATTAAATAAAAATACGATATTTTCATTTAGCGCCACGGTTAGTGGCACCAGCGATTTGTCGTTATTTGGCGAAGCAAATATTGTAGACCAGTCTGTTAAGTATGAAATTGTGCCGGTTGTCGGAACGGTAAAATCTCAACTTGATTGGCGCGGTGTGCTTTTTGTGCCGCTTGACGAAACCGCTATAACGTTTAACGTTAAGGTTACAAGCACACATAACGAAAACGTTAGCGCAATTTCAAAAGTGACGGTGGTGTAATATGGCTAATAGTTTGACTGCTTCTGCAATTGTGCTATGCGAGGGTGTGCCGTTTGACAATAGTTACACTGATACTATAGACTTTTCAAGCAAAACCGAACAGCTTAATTATTTTGGAAACTTTTCTAAAGATGGATTGCGATTTGCAAACGTATCATATCAGCATGTTAATTATCAATCATCAACTACAAGGCCAGCTATGACATGCCGTATTGATAAATATCGCGGAGAGTTAGAAAACGTTAATTATTTAATGTTCCAAAATAGCGCAGTTTATTCCGAAACAACGTCACAAGTTGGTAAATGGTATTACGCATTTGTTACTCAAATAAATTATATTAACCCGTACTGTAGTGAAATTGTGTACGAATTAGATTATTTCCAAACATATTTATTTGAATTTGATTTTATGCCGTCATATATTGAACGAGAACATCCTGCAAACGACAACTTATTTACATATTTAGAGCGTGAAAATATTGAACTTGACGGATATTTTGGCGTAGCGGCGAATAATGAATCTAATAGATATGTTAGAACATATAATATCCCATATGTTACCATGTTAGTTTCACCAAATCTTATTGTATTAAAGGAAGATGAAGAAAACGGAGGATTTTCTAAATTAGGTTTTACAAGAGCTGGCGAAGTGGATGGCATATATTGCGGCTTGTATACTTCGTCTTGGCCATATAATAGTTATAATGAAGTTAATACCGCAATTAAATATTTTGAGTTACTTGGTGCCACTGAATGTATAATATCAATTATTATGACGCCATTTGATTTAGGCGAGGGCGGTGGAGCAGTTTCCGCAAGTAATATTAGTACCAATATTCTGCTAACTCCACCACAATTAGGTGCGCATACAGTACGTAATAATAAACTTTATAATTCACAGTTCACGTATTTTAGTTTACGCACGACAACGGGCGATGAAATAAGTATTGCGCCGGAAACAATGACCGATTGTGATTTGTCTGTAATCGAAAGCAATACTTTAAACGCAAGTGTATTAGTAATGCCGCATTTGCATACTACCTATGATAGTTATAGCGAAAATATGGGCGGAAATCTTTCATATTCTAAAGGAGTATTTTTAAGAAATGCTTCAATCGAGTGCCCATATACCGCAATGCAACAATTAGGCTCTATTTATAAATGGGCTTTTAATGCTGTAAATAATTCTATTACCGGTTTGGCAACTATGTATGCTGGGCTATATACTGCAAATCAGGGTATTGTGCAAGGTACACAAAGTGTGTTTAATACTGGCCTAAATCAGTTTATGAAAGGCGAATCTAATACTGTATCATCGCTACAATCATTAGCCCCATCCTTATTTAATGCACTATTTGAGCCATCTACAACTAAATATTCTAAATCAAATGATTTTTTGATGTCTAATAGACATTTTGAATTTTATTTTGAAAGATACTGTTTAAATGATGAAGCGTTGGAACGAATTGATACGTTTTTTGACTATTACGGGTATCAGATAAACGCCATAAAAATTCCAAACCAATATAGCAGAGCCAGAATGAATTATGTTAAATCTAAAAATCCTAAAATTGTAGGGCGCATACCTAACATAGCTTTAAACACCATTCAAAATATTTTTGTGGCAGGTGTTAAAATTTGGCATGACCAATACTGGGAAACTACTGAAAATTGGGTTAGTGGTAATATATTAACAAATATAGAGGGGTGGGGCAGAGGTAATGCCTAACATAATCAAACATTTTTTGCAACCTCTTAATAGAGACGTTCGCAACGACATTTCAAGCGCTCAACTCAATAATGATACCTATATAGACTATCTATATCGCTTGGAAGAATTAGCCATAAATATGTTCGAGTGGGAGAATTTACCTGACAGTGTAGACGAACGGTTCCTTGAACTAAGCTTATGCGAATTTGGCTATTGCTTATATTTCAATGATGACGTAATGGGCAATCTTGCACTTACTTGTATGATTGGTGCGCCGCTCGATGTCTATAGGATTCCCACACAACGAACTGCATATGCGCAAAACGGCTACCAAGCTAAACGCACTAACAAGGATAGCGTATTAATCTATAATAACTATCTGCATACGCCGTCAATTTTAACAATTATGTTATATGCCAATAGACTGTACGAAATAGAGCGAACTATTGACATTAACGTAAAAGCGCAAAAGACACCTATTGTAATAATCACGGACGAACAGCAACGGCTTACGGTTAAAAACACATTCCGCAAATACAATGGCAACGAACCACTTATTATAGGCAGTAAAGGTTTTGACCTTGATTCTATAAAATCGCTAAATACCGGAGCGCCCTATATTGCGGATTCGCTCAATTTGTTAAAAAAGCAGATTTGGAATGAAGCATTAACTTGTTTTGGTATTGAAAATCTATCTACAGATAAAAGAGAACGACTTGTGTCGGATGAAGTTAATTTAAATTTGGGCGCTGTACAAGCTCAAAGATATGTTATGCTGAACGCTCGACAGCAAGCCGCAAAGCAAATTAATAAAATGTTCGGCACGAATATTAATGTTAAATTCCGCGAAGATTATTCAACGTTGCAAACCTTTATCAATCTCCCCGAAAGTGAGGATAGTGACGATGGCAAATTACACAATTGAACTCGGACAACTTGTAAACAGGGGATACCCGCTTGCACTTAATGATTATCCGATTTTCGACGAAAGTCATCGTGATGTGCTTAATAAAAAAATCATTAGTCACTATTTTTTCCGCGAAATAGGCGCAGAAACGCCAGATAGATTCAATTGGTATTTGCGCACGAAGATGCACGAAATAATGCCATATTACAATGAGCTTTATAAAAGTGAATTAATTGATTTCGATCCTTTAGAAACTTTCAAATATAAAGAAAATGTTTCGGGAACAAAAAATCAAAAGGAACAGGGAAATACCGAAAACAATTTGAAAGAGACTGGCAACACAACTGACACTTATGGCGAAACAAAAAAGACAGATATTAATAAAACGTTGTCCGGCACTTCAACCGAAACGGTTTCGGAAAATACTGAATCCACAGCAAATGATACTGTCACCAACAATCTAACCGAACTGCAAATTAATAAGGGCGATACGGAATCCACTCAAACAAACAATTTAACCACTACAAATGCAACGCAAAATACAGGTGGCGGCACTAATGTAACAAGCGGCACAAAGCAAACTGATTTTTCAGATGTGCCCCAAACCGGTATTAATACTACTACGGTCGAAACCATTAACCCAGATGGCAGTATAACTCGTACCACTACAAACACAGGATACTTGACAACGCGCACTACAGATACCACAAATGAAAATGCAAAAACTACCACAAACGAAACAAGCAACGGTGTAACAACAAATACTGGAACAACTGGTACTACGAATATTATAACAGAAAACCGTAGCAACACAAAGACCGGAACTGTCACTACAGAAGCGTCAAGCACCGGGTCAAATTCTTCCGATAAATCAATAGATACGGAACAAACTGATACCGAAACGTCTAACACATCTACTGACAGTGATAGAAATATTATCGTAGACAATAGCAAACAAAATTCAATCAACCAAAATACAAATATCGATGAAACTATGACAAACGTTGTAGAACGCAGTGGCAGACAAGGAACAAGCCCTGCCACATTAATTAGCGAATATCGGGCAATTATACTCAATATTGATATGATGATAATTGATGAACTTGAAACTTTATTTATGGGGGTATTTTGATATGAGCGAAAAAGAATTTCCGACTTTTGTTCCCAATCCACCAGTTGGCTGCATACCAAATCCGAATATTCCAGCTGTTCCTTACGGTTATAGCGTGGAAGAACAAATACTTGCACTTGATAAAAAAGTGCTTTGTATGGCTGGAACTTATAATAAAGTTATGGCCGAATGCTATAAACTATTACGAAACATGCAAAAAGCCGCTGAAGAAAATGGCGCATACTACAACAAGGAAGCAGTGTGGACGGAAGAAAAATACGACGCTGAAAGCTCTGCTGTTTATACCTTGACGCATGTAAATAAATTTGATGCAAAAAATAATCCCATAAATTTTAAACTGCGACTTGCCTATGATAATTACGAAAATAAAAATCTAAAAGAAGATATGTTTGAAGCGTCCAAGGTAACAAGCGCTGATAAAATGGTGATTGCCCAATATCAAACTTCGGAAGGGTGGTACGGACTGAATTTCGCTGACGGGTGTAAACTTCCTACAACTATTAACGAGAATTTATATACACTCGGTTTTACAAATGACCGAAATATTAAATTATACCAAAATTCAATTGGATATGACCAGCTTGTAAACGATGGAATTGTCAATTCTATGGGTGTAGCTGGAATTTTGATTCAAGACGGTGCAGTTACGGCGACCGAATATATTAATAAAATTCCTCAATATAATGTTAAAACAAGCAGAGTCGCTATTGGCCAAAATCAGGAAACCGGCGAAATTATCATTTTGTCTACCGGAAAAGAAGATAATGCAAATAAACAAGGTATGACAACTTCTTCCGTTGCTTCCGCCTTGCTTATCGCTGGTTGCACCATTGCTACTGAATTGTGCGAGGGCGATAATTCGGAAATGATGAACAAGGGTGAATTTAACTACATTCCTGCTGATAACGAAGTGCCCAGTGCTGTAGCTTATTGGTATATATCTCGTGACGAATTCTATGTGAACGACTGCCAATATGAAATTGCTGATTTAACTCAAGATTATGCGAAAGCACTTTGGACGAACTACCTTAACACACTAAAGATTGATCAGGAGATTGAAGACAGAAAAACCGCCGATGAAAATTTGCAAACGCAAATTGATGATTTGGAAAGTACTGTTAGCACGTTTGAATCAAGAATAAAAACACTTGAAACAAATGTATCGAGTCTGACTTCAAGAATGACCGATGTCGAAACAAAAAACACACAGCAAGATACGGAAATAAATAAAAAGTTAAACAAAGCCGGTGGAACTATGACAGGCGCTATAAACATGGGTAATAATAAAATTACCGCGCTTGCTAATGGTACGGCAAATACTGACGCTGTAAATTATTCACAGCTTTCAACAACTAATACAAATTTAAGTAGTCTTACAACAAGGGTAACAGAGGCAGAAACTAAACTAACGCAACAGGAAACTGCTATCACAACTTTGCAAAATAATGAAAACAAATGGTTAAACAAAACTACGGGCGGCGAAGTTAATGGCGATATTACAATAAGTGGTACTAATGGGGCGCTTGAATTGCAGGGGAACGGCACAAGCGGTGAAACTCCACAAATATCAAGTACCGGTAGCGGATTAACACTTCAAGTGGCTAACGGTGATGTAATTGTTAAAAATCTTGGGCAAGATGACAGCAAAGGCATGATTACAAATTTGCGAACCCCTGTAAACGATTTTGACGCGGCAAATAAAGCTTATGTGGATTCGCATTCCGGTGGCGGTGGCGGCGGAAGCGGTACGACAATTTCAGATGTTACCGCAAGCGTAGACAATAATACTGGTACGCCATCCGTTGATGTAACATATACTGGAAGCGACGATAATAAAACAATTGATTTTGCTTTCCATAATCTAAAGGGCGAAAAAGGCGATACGGGTGCACCTGGTGCAACCGGAGCGGCGGCGGGATTCGGCACACCTACTGCGACAATTGATGCAAATACGGGTACACCTTCTGTCACAGTTACAGCAACAGGAAGCAATACTGCAAAGGTGTTTAACTTCGCATTTCGTAATTTGAAAGGTGCTAAGGGTGATAAGGGTGACAGCGGTGGCGGCGGAACGCTTACATTATTGGCATCGGGTAGTGCGTCGGCGGACAATGAATATACAGCGATTGCATTGCCTAAAACAATTGGACTTTACAAAAAAATTTATTGCACGGCGTCCAATCCTACTTCAACTTGGGATGTTGGCTCAGGCGAAACTAAAACTCACGCCAATTTTAATAGCATGGTGGTTGAAATATTTACAGGTGGCGCGATGGCAACCGGGACAAGATGGTACACATATGGGAAAGATTCAACAGAACCTGATGAATTCTATAACGGTAGCGTGTTTATTTCATCAGATGTATTAACGCAAAATTATATTCTACTTGATAACTTTAGAGAAAATTCCGACTATGCAGTGTACGGTGTAGAATAACAAATTAAAAAGGCCTGTTAATTCAGGCCTTTTTATTTGCACAAGTTAGTATAACGGTTATTGCACAATTAGCATATGCTAACCATAATACCACTTTTGGTACAGTTATCGTTAAAAATTTAACAATTTAGTATAACGGTTATTGCACAATTAGCATATGCTAACCATAATACCACTTTTGG